CTAGGGTGTGGACACATTGTGGACACTCTGACCACCATTAGCACCCTTCAACGGGTTAAGCGAAATCGCGTCCTGCAGGTACTGAGGAGCGAAGTGCGCATAGACCATTGTCTGCGCAATTTTCGTATGACCTAAGATCCTCTGCAGTGTGATGATGTTGCCCCCGTTAATCATAAAGTGCGTCGCGAAAGAGTGTCGTAGCGCATGTGTTGCTTGTCCGGCCGGTAAGTCGGGCTTAACCTCTTTGAGGGTTCGCCTGAAGTCAGCATAACTGGCCTCAGGAAACAGAAAACCTCGTGTTTTGCCGACTACGTAAGCCGCAACGTCATCAGAGATCGGGACCGTGCGCGGTGTGTTGGTTTTCGTCTTAACGAAAGACACCCGGTTATGAATCACATTCTCCGCCTTCAATCGCGCAGCTTCTCCCCATCTTGCTCCGGTACTCAAACACAAAACCGCAATTTTACGATTATCACCTGAGAGCGCAGCAAGTAAGGCGTCAATTTCCTCAAGAGTGAGATAGCCCGTTTCGGCTGTCTGCTCTTTCAGTTTTTTGAATCCCCTGAATGGATGCTCACCGTTATACAGTTCTGACTCAATCAGGGTTGTGAACATCCCACCTAGCGTGATCAGGTCGCGGTTGATGGTAGTTGGCTTAATACCTTCACCCCGACGTTGAGCACAATATTGCGTTATCAGGCTCTTGGTGATCTGGAAAGCGCACGGGTTTCCGGTCATCGTTTCGAAACGCTCAATTTTCCTGAGATACGATTGACCGTGCTCCTCATGTTTACCTTTCAGCTTCCACCATAACTCTTTCAGTTCCGACAATTGGCGTTTGTCCGTTGGTTTTGAAAGCCATTCCTTTGAGTGATGGTTATATTGAGTATGCTTTTCAAAAGCCATCGCCTCGCTTTTCTTGTCGAACTTCCGACGGATGCGTTTTCCGTTACGCCCGGTCGGTCTAATGTCCACTTCATATCGACCATCATCGAGCTTTTTAACAGACATAAAGCCTCCCGATGATGTTACTGCGTACTTCAATTTCCTGATTTAAATAGCAAAAACTCACTGTGCATTTACTGCACAAATAAGCGCCATAAATAGTTAGCCAGTTTTCTGGTCTGAGTGGGATGACGTTGTTGTCTGCTGCCCAAAGTGCGCGAGAGCCGGTGCAATCTGCCCAGCTTCGGGTGTTATTTGATCAGTCATAAACCACATGGTGTATTTCGTGAAGCGTGGGTGCTGGAGGATTTTCATGATTTGTTCGATTCCCGGCTTTTTGTCGCCGGCTTCATAACTACAAAAAGAACCGTAAACGATTCCAGTTAACTCGCTGAATTGTCTCCTATTTAACCTTTCTGACTCTCTTATCAGCTTGATTTTTTCATGGATCTGTATTGACATAAAATCACCTATAGTTGAACATTATCACCTATCGTAGATTTATATAACCGATGGGTGAATCACCTTTTAGAGCAACTAAACCCTATTTAGAGCAATTAATCACACTAAAGGAGAATCGTAACAGATGAGTAACCAGCTTGTAAGCAGAACAGATGCGGTTCCATATCAGGAATTTGCCCGTCTTATTGGAAAAACTCCCGCAGCGGTTAAAGGGATGATTGAGAAGGGCAAGTTGCCTGTTGTTGAGATGACCGATCCGCAGTCAACGAGTGGGCGCGCAGGGGAATATTGGGTTTATCTGCCTGCCTGGAACAAGGGTATGAAGATGGCATATGACAGCCGCCCGAAGGAAATTCGTGATGGTTGGCTGATGTGGCTCGGATTAGGGGAGCCAGTATGAATAGTGAACCTCGCTGTATTGCACAGTTGCTTCGAAGAGAAAGCCCTAATCCTATCAACTTCACCATCACTCACGGTCGCGGCCGCAAGGGCATAATCATCCGAACCCGTAAGCCGGGCGTTATCGAGAAGGTTCGCCGTCTGGTCAAAAAGAGAGGACTGTGGTTATGACGGTAATGACACTGGACGTGATCCAGAAACAGCCAATAGCGCTTCGCGGTCTGGTCTGCAAGTATCTGGCTCAGCCTCGCTGGCAGGACACGTGCGATTTTTACAATCAGATGATGGAGCGGGAGCGTCTTACGGTTTGTTTCCATGCTCAATTAAAACAGCGTCACTCTGTCATGCGCTTAGAGGAAATGACCGAAGCCGATCGTGAGCGTCTTGTTTGCGCGCTTGATGAATTGAGAAATGCATTCGCCCGGCACCGCCAACTTGGCGTGTCGAAAGCAACTTTCATCAGCCGCCTGACCGTTAGCCAAAGGCGATCACTGTTTCTTCATGCGGGACTGACAGAGCAGGAATTTATGATGCCGCACTGGCGTTTGAATGAAGAGGGCTGTTATTGGCGCGACAAACTTTTCCGCGCTCTGCGAGAGCTGTTCAGCCTTTTTGAGTACGCACCAACTATTTTAACCTCGGTAAAACCTGAACAGTATTTACATTAATTAATCTGGATTCGACTTATTACGCGCCTTACAGCGTGGGGACTCCTTTTGTCCGGAGATAGGCAAATGCAAAAACAAAATACAGCACAGCGGGGGATGTGTTCGGCACATCTGGCGCAGGCAGTAAGCGAGGCTCAGCGCGACACGGCGACCCGTTTCTCTTCTCAGTTTGACGGACTTATCGCGTACATCAGTAAGTCAGAACTTAATCGCACCGAGATTATCGAGTTATTAGGCCAGGAGTCGGAAAAGCTACACAACTCAATTTTCGGTAGAGCTGGCTAACCACTTTTAACAGGAAGCAAAAATGAGCATACGCATCGAGATTAATAACCAATACGTCATCACCAGTGATCGCTACCAATTCATTTTGCAGGAAAAAAAGACCGCTACATCCGGGAAGAATGAAGGTAAGGAATGGCTGGACGTTGTGGGTTACTACCCAACTATCCACAAGCTTATCTCAGGGCTGGTATTGCATGATCTTTTGACCAGCGATCTTACCGGCTTCTCTGTTCTGGAAGCTCGGATTGAACGCTTGGGGAAGCAATGTCTGGACGCTTTTAAATAATATGTCCAACGAACCTCGGGGGCGCGTTGCCCCCTCGCCACCACCACCATTTTTGAAGGGCACCAGTGATTCATTCGTTGGTGCTTATCCCTGGAATAACGTCACCAAAGAGGCTATTGGCCGCGACAGACCCCTTACACGTGCCGAACTCCGTCAGGTGCAAGGTGTTTTAAACCGAATTGACCGTCTGCCGTTTTTCCTGCAAACGCTGTTTACATCGCGTTATAACTTCATCCGCCGTAAAAAGAGCCCTTTAGGTGGGCTGTATTTCCTTAAAAACACGTTTGAGCGCAAGCTGCTGCCGCGTCTTGAGCGTGTTAATGAGCTGTGCGGGATGAATGAATCCGCCTCGATTGGGTTTCTGTCCGAGCGCGACCAGTATGCGCGCTTACCAGATATGAATGACAAAGAGCTCAGGAAGTTTGCGGCCAGAATTGCCTCTCAGCTCTGGAGCAAATACGAGGAGTTAAGCGACGCATGGGCGGAGGCTCACGGCGGGAAAGAGACACTTTTCACCGATGAAGCTCAGTCGCACCTATACGGGCAAGTGGCCGGTATTGCTCGCACATTTAACATCAACCCGATGTACTGGAAAAAATACCGTAAGGGTCAGATGACGATCCGCATGGCATTTTCCGCTATTTCCCGACTGATTAAGGATGAGTGGTGGGTTAACCAGCTCAAGGCGCAGCGTATGCGCTGGTGCGAGGCGCTGCTCATCGCTGCCGGTGAGGTCAATAAAGACCGCTCACCTTACGCCAGCAAAAGGGCGATCCGCGATGTTCACGCGCGCCGCCTGGCTAATCTTGAATACCTCAAATCATGCGAGCTGGAAAACAAAGTCACCGGCGAACGTATCGACCTCATCAGTAAGGTCATGGGGAGTATCTCAAACCCTGAAATACGTCGTATGGAGCTGATGAATACCATCGCCGGGATTGAACGTTACGCGGCCAGCGTTGGTGATGTGGGAATGTTTATCACGCTGACCACGCCGTCGAAGTATCACCCGACTCGTCAGGTCGGCAAAGGTGAAAGCAAAACGGTACAGCTCAATCACGGCTGGAACGAAACCGCATTCACGCCCAAAGACGGCCAGCGCTATCTTTGCCGAATCTGGAGCCTCATGCGCACTGCGTTCAAAGATAACGATTTAGAAGTTTACGGGATGCGTGTTGTCGAGCCGCACCACGACGGCACGCCACACTGGCACATGATGCTTTTTTGCAAACCCGGTCAACGTAAAGCCATTAACGAAATTATGCGTCGTTATGCCCTTAAAGAGGACGGGCACGAAAAGGGCGCGGCAAAACAGCGCTTTGAGTCCCGTCATCTTAATCAGGGCGGTGCGGCGGGTTACATCGCTAAATACATTGCCAAAAATATCGACGGCTACGCGCTCGATGGCCAGCTCGACCACGACACCGGCAAGCCGCTGAAAGACACGGCCGCAGCCGTTACCGCATGGGCGTCTACATGGCGCATCCCTCAGTTTAAACCGATTGGCCTTCCGACAATGGGCGCTTACCGCGAACTGCGCAAGCTGCCGCGCGGCGTGAGTATCGCCAGCGAGTTTGACGACCGTGTCGAGGCTGCGCGAGCGGCTGCAGATAAGGGCGATTTTGACCTGTATATCATCGCGCAGGGCGGGGCAAATATGTCGCGTGATGCTCAGGCCGTCAGGGTCGCCCGAAAGCTGACGGATGAGGTCAACGAATACGAGGAGGATATCGAGAGAGTTATCGGGATTTATGCCCCTCACCTCGGGGCTCACCGTATCCATGTAACCCGTACAGCCGAATGGCGCATTGTTCCAAAGGTTTTGGCCGTTGAGCCTTTGACCTTAAAAAGCGGCTCTGCCGCGCCTCGGAGTCCTGTCAATAACTGTGGAAAGCTCACCGGCGGTGGCGATCCAGTTATGATCCCTACACCGTCTGAGCAAGCCGCAGCGGTGTTAAATCTGATTGAGCGCGGGGTTATTGGCTGGAATGAGCCGGACGTCGTTAAGGTACTTAACGGGGCGTTAAAAGCTGGCGCACCGCGCAAAAATCGACAGCAAAGAAGCAATGCGCCTCTCAAAGCCAGCGAGCAAGCGCCATCAGCCAGGATGACAAAGCCCGAAAGGGATCGCGTCGCAAAAATTCGTTTCGATTTGGCTCAGGAGGGCATTACCCCGGAACGGTGGGAGCTCGATGCACTGGCGCGTGGGGCAACGGTGATTTATGGCGATAAAATATTTAATTACGCGGTGGGGGATGATTGGATAGATTCGTATTTTTAACTTCTATCTTCGAAAGAAATGAGGTTTATACTCTTTTGTTATTAATTTGTATTTTGTAACTTCTAAAAGTTATAATGCTGTAGATTAAGCGAAGCAAATTTCTTGCTATGATGCATGCATTGGTTAGTTAGTGAGATAAATCGCCACCAATTGGGTATTTATTACCCGTGGAAAGCTGATGCTTTCTAACTTTTACCCCGCGCAACGCCTCAGAGCACCTAAGCGACGTCGCTCGTCAGAGTTATCGCTGCTCCAGATGGTATGGCGTATGGGTATACGAACCCTTTGGGCGACCAAGGGTTCGTGGAGCAGGGGGCTAGTGCTGTTCAATCTCATCCTTATGAGGGCGAACCACGGTGCTTGAGCGAACATACGTTTGCACACCGTGGGCATAAGGAGAAAATCATGAAAAATGATAAATTAACCAACGAACAGCAGGCGCAGAGCAAGTCAAACCGGAAAAAGTGGGCTGCGTATGCGTGGGAAGCGGTTAAATGGGGTATTCGACTGTTTGATTTAATCACACGTTTAGTGGACTATTTGGAAGGGGGAGATATGTGATGCGTCCTCCCTAGTTTCAATTTCGTGGAGTTGCCTAATGTTACATAAAGCCCTTCGTTTGATAAGGCAATACCATAAAGAGTCATTAGTTGAGTTATCAGCATCTTTGGGTATTCCTAAAGAAAAAATAGTAGAGTTTGAAAGCGGCATCACATCACCTTCAGTAGAAATTTTACAGCGCTATGCTATTCATTTCGACATACCTGTAACATCTTTAGTCTTTTTTTCAGAATCATTAGGTACACAAGGTCGTTTGTCTAAGCGGTTACGTCTAAATTTGGCTGATAAGATTCTGGATATCCTGGAGTGGGTGAATAAAAGAAATGAAAAAACGGAAAAAGCTTAGAATTTCCACTAAAAACAAATCTTATGGTGTGATGGATTCACCATTTTATAAACTTAAAAGCAAAAAAAAACTTGCAGCACTTCTTTGTGTTAATATTAGTGATTTTTCAATCCTGAAGAAAGATGAAGGTAATTATTCTATTTTTGAACAATTATCTAAAAAAGGTAAGCCTCGAAAAATACAAAAACCTCTAGAAAAATTAGATGTTGTTCATACTCGCATTGCTAGTTTATTATCACGCATTAGTTTGCCGCTATATCTTCACTCAGGTAAGAAAGCATGTTCTAACGTGACGAATGCTCGAGCGCATCTTAACAATGAAAAAATGATGACTACTGACATCAAAGCCTTTTTTCCATCAACAACAAGGTTGATGATTTTTTCTTTTTTCTATTCAGTGATGAAAATGTCGTGTGATGTTGCGGATATTTTATCTCACATATGCACTTGTCATGACCGTTTACCAACAGGCAGTAGAATTAGTATGCCTTTGGCTTTTTTTGCAAATTCAAGAATGTTTGATGAAATACACGAGTTGTGCCAAAAATTGAAGATTGAAATGACTGTGTATGTTGACGACCTTACATTCTCTGGCGCTAACGTTAATAGATTATTCTGTGCTGTAACGCGCAAGATTATTAGTAAGCATGGTCACGTTATGCATCCAACAAAGACAAAATTGTATTCCAAAGATAAACCTAAGTTAGTAACCGGAGTGATTGTTTTAGGCAATCATTTGAAAGTTAGGAATGAACAGCATCGATTGATGGCTAGGGATATTGAGTACTGGAAAATAATTAAAGATGCAGAAAATGCAAAGGAAACCTCAATTGCAAAAACGCTTTTTGGGCGTTTACATTCAATGGGAGTTATTGAGCAGCGTTACAAATCGAAAGTGCTTACTTTAAAGAGTAACACTGCAAATTAAAATTTACATTATATCGATTGCTTTTCTAGCTTTGTTGAAAAACCTTATAACAACCTCATCAGCATTTAAATAGATTTAAATGCTGATGAGGTTGGGTAGCAATAAATCTAGTTCGTCAGCTTGTTACCAAATTCACACCGAGTGTTAGCAAATTTGTCACCGCGCCTGCTATAACTCCAGGTGTGCCATCTTTTACCGCATTAATAATTTTATCTCCCATTTTTTCATTTCCACTCAGAGCATCAGGTTTTTTGTTTAGCACGGAGAGTGCTTTTTCGGTAAGACGTACATCTCGAAAATAAGATTGATGATCTGTTTCATACTGGATATAGCCGTTTTCTTGAAGAAAGGTGAATGTTCCCTCAACCACACAACGCAATTGGTTCAATGCTTTCATTTCCGGTGAGTTAAGCTGATCAAAGTAGTCATCAGGTAGCGAGGCGTTGAACTTTTCGTAGGTTATAACCTGCGCTACAGGAAAGTTCTCCCATAACAATGCAAAGATTTCTGCAGTCTGTTGGTTAAACAATTCGAGGTTCTTGGACATGCATAATTCCCTATCATCTAGTAAAGATTCGTTTGTCTATTGGGCAAAGACTCTGACTGTAATGGCCCTAAACAACGATCTGAGCTCTCGCGAGATCGAAAGCTACACCGCGAAAATGGTCGAAAAAGCCAGTAAAGATGAGCTCATGAACGTTATTAAACACCTGTTAAATCACATTAGAATGCACAAATAAAAGGATCTATATCAATACGTTAACCTTTGTTTTAAAAATTTGATAGATGTCATTGATGCTGTTGATTGTTGCAAATGTATGCATTAGCAATCGCACAGGCAGAATGTACGATCAAAATCTTCCTCAAACCGGCACCGTGAATGCCGGTTTTTTAATGTCATTTTCCCGGTTATTGTTCCTTTTCAGCGGCGCATGAATCAGGTGCATGAGTTTGCATTCTTTTTTTATTCCAGCGTTTGCCAGCCAGCGCCAGAGCTGGCGCGGCTCGGAACTCCTGATGCACCTGCATTAAAAGCGACCCTTTAAGCGGGCAGGCGAGGCGGGGATAGCACTGCGCGCCAGACGTGATGACAGCATTTATTTTGCGCGTCTGTGCGCGTCGTGGTAGCGCGCTGTGCTTTCGGTTGGGTGACGAGGTGAGCAAGGGATTACGGGGCGTGTGAGGCGTATGGTGCGCTCTGTGTAAGTGCCGCCCGGAGGCGGCATTTTGGGCGGGTTTAGTCGGTCTCTATGCTGTAATCCTTAAAGCGGATCACCTCCATTCCTAACCAATCGTTAATCTCTTTGAAACGCTCCTGCAGCGGCGTCAGCTCGTTACGCACAAATACCCGCGCCACCTTCTCGATATCGCCCATCGAGCCGATATTCTCCGGCTTGCCACCCATAAGCTGGAACGGCACGCGGTGCGCATCGAGCAGGTCAGCGGCGCTCACCTTCTTGATGTTAAAAAAATCATCCTTCGTGGCGACTTCACTCAACGGCAAGATCTTAATGCCATCCGGTTTCCCGTTCGGGGCGTAGAAAAACAGGTTTTTAAAATTCCCAAGCCCTTTCGAGTCGCGCATCGCGGAGCGCAGCGCCTCGACGTCGGTGCTGCTTTGCGCCGCGTCGGTCACGTACATGATGTAACCCGCGTGCGCGCCGTTCTGGTAATACTTGCGACGAAACAGCGTGGCGGATTCATTCAGCCATGCGGAATTGAGCGCGCTCAGGTATTCCGGCATCCCGTAGAGCTCCTGATTGATATCGGGCTCAAGCAGATGAAACACCGAGCCGGGGGCGAACTGGTGCGGGTGGGTAAAGCTCGACACGTACCAGTAAACGCCATCCTCGACACCACGGCGGGTGTATTTGGCCGGTGAGGTTTCCAGCTTTAAGAGCTGGCCGGTCACGCTCATGCGCTTTTCGAGATAGCCGTTTGCAAACACCAGATAATCAAGCACAAGGCGGCTAAAGTCCTGACGCGACAGCAACGGGTGCGGGATAAAGGTGCTGGTCAGAATGTTGCGTTTGACGTAAATCGGGGAGCTGTGGTGCACGGCGGCGCGCAGGCTTTTCGCCAGCCCGGAGAAGTTGACCGGCGGCTCGTACCATTTGCCGTTGTTGATGCATTCGACATAATCGAGGATGTCGCGGCGATCCAGAACGGGGGAGGGCTCACCAAAGGTGAACGCCTCCATTTTCTGCGGCGCGCTGGCGGTCATGTTGGTCTGTTTTGGCTGTTTCTTTTGGCGCTTTTTCATCTTAGTTAATATCCAGAATTGAGCTTGATTGCATACCGCTACCGGCGGAAAGCGGCTCGTTTAACAGGGCGTGCATGGTCGCCCACGCGATATCCGCGTGGCTGGCTTCCTCACTGCGGCTGGCTTCATAGGTCGCGCTGCGGCCGCTGCTGGTCATGGTTTTGCGGATGGCCATAAATGACTGAGTGATGTCGGTCGCACCGGCGTCATATTCCAGACACCCGCGCCTGATGGTGTCTTTCGCTTTCAGCACCATTGCGGTTTTCATTTCCGGCGTGTAGCGGATGGCGCGCGCCGCGGGGAAGAATGAGCGCACGAGCTGGTAAACACCCTGGCCGATGCCGGTCGCATCGATGCCGATATAGTCGACGGTGTATTTCTCGGTCAGCGCCCGGATGGCCTCGGCCTGTGCGGCAAAGTCCATGCCTTTCCACTGGTGACGCTCAAGGATGCGGAACTTGCCACCGGCAACCAGCGGCGGAGCCAGTACCGCACAGCCTGCGCTGTCGCCAGTGTGTGACGGGTCATAGCCAATCCAGACAGGGCGCCAGTTAAACGGACGGTCGGTGAACGGCTCGAAGTCCTCCCATTCCTCCATCGCATCGACCATGCAGCGCTGCAGCTCCTCGAACGGGAATACCGACGCCTTATCGTCGACGAACTCGCACATAAACAGGTTACGGAAGTCATCCGCGCTGTTTTCCTGCTTAAGCTGATCGAGGTTAAACAGGGTGCAGCCACCGGCCAGCGCGTCCTCAATGGTGACAATCTGCCGCCACTGGCCGTCACCGCACAGCACTCCACCGGCAAGCGCCTGATGACTGATATCGATGTCGACACGTTCGTCGCGATTACTGCGGCCACGGTTAAACAGCTCGCCTGACCAGAACGGGTAAGCGCCATGCGCCAGCGTCGACGGGGTCGAAAAATAGGTGGTGCGCAGATGTGACTGCGAGGCCATGCCCGAGGCGACTTTTCGCAACTTCTGGAAATTGGGGATCCAGAAAATTTCATCGACATACAGGTCGCCGTTGTGGCTCTGTGCGGTGTTGGAATTGGTCCCGAGAAAAATGAGCTCAGCGCCATTGTTGCCGATGACGATCGGGTCGCCTGACAGTTCGACGTCAACCAGACGGGCAAAGGCGATGATGTACTTACGGAACACGTAAGCCTGCGTTTTACTGGCCGACAAAAATATCTGGTTCTGCCCGGTCTTAAGCGCGCGCAGAAGTGACTCGCGCGCAAAGTAGAACGTCGCGCCAATCTGTCGCGATTTAAGGATGTGGCGGATGCGGTGCTGCAACCCCGCTTGATGCCAGCGGAGCTGATAGTCAAACGACTGGTCGAAGAAAATCTCTTCCAGCTTTTCTATCGCTTCATCACTGAAGAAATTGCGTTTCGGTTTTTTGCGATCCCCTTTGTTGCGGCTGGCGATATTGGGGTTTAAATCCGCCTCGTTTCCGGTCTGGCCGTAGCGGTTAATGCGCGCGAGCCGCTCCATCTGGCGCGACAAAAAATCCGCGACTTTGAAGTCATGCGCGGTCAGGTCTGGCTTAGCGTAGAGCTGGATAAGCCGCGCCTCTAATGTCGATTCCACGCGGTTAATCGGCGCGGTTTCTTCCCATCCATCGCGCTGTTTCCAGCTCTGCACGGTCGGGCGCTTGAGCTGCAGCATGTTGCAGATTTGCGGCACGGCGAACCCCTGCCAGTACAACAGCCGTGCCTGTCGTCGCGGGTCATTTAACAGAGAAAGGTCAGTTGAAATGGTCATGCTTGCCTCGTTTTTGGTGTGACGTGGCAAGGCTAAGGAAATAGGGGGTTATTCGCGCTAAGTGCCTGTTGTGTCAGATCTAATCAGATCGTAAGCGGTGGCTGATACGGGTCAGAGTCGGGAAACTAACCCCGACCCGAAAACCCAACATCAGGACACCTGAAAAATGGCAAAGAAAGTTTCTAAATGGTTTCGCATCGGCGTCGAGGGGGACACCTGCGATGGCCGCGTCATCAGCGGCGATGATATTCAGGATATGGCCGACACGTTCGACCCGCGCGTCTACGGCTGCCGAATTAACCTCGAACATATCCGGGGGCTGATGCCTGACAGCCAGTTTAAACGTTATGGCGATGTAACCGAGCTTAAGGCGGAGATTATCAGCGATGGCTCTGCGCTCGATGGCAAAAAAGCGCTGTTTGGCAAAATCCAGCCGCTCGACGAGCTGGTCAGCATGGTTAAGGCCGGGCAGAAGGTTTACACCTCCATGGAGATCCGCCCGAACTTTGCCAACAGCGGCAAATGTTACCTCGTTGGCCTTGCCGTCACCGATGACCCGGCAAGTCTCGGCACCGAATACCTCGAATTCTGCAGCCGCGCCGCGCAGAACCCGCTCGCCGGTAAAAAAGACCAGCCGGACGACGTTTTTTCTGTCGCCTCACTGGCTGAGCTGGAGTTTGAGGACGTTCCCGACACCATGCTCAACAGCCTTACCGATATGGTTAAGGCCATTTTCAGCCGGAAGCAGGTCAGCGATGACGCGCGTCTCGCGGATGTGCATGAGGCGGTGACCACCATCACCGAGCAGGTGCAAACCAATTTCAGCGCCACCGACCAGCGCATCACCGAGCTGGAGACCGCTTTTGCGCAGCTTAAGCAGAACGTGACCAGCAAGGCGGAAGAAAGCGCGCAGGCGTTTAACGCCCTCAAAAGCTCCCTCGATAACACCGAAAGCCAGAGCCAGCCGCGCCGCGAACTTTCAAAAGGCGGTACGGGCGACGAGCTGCTGACCAACTGCTGATAACGCTCCGGGCGTGCTGCCCGGCCTGAACCCTTTTACCCAAACAGGAAAAACCATGCGTAAAGATACCCGTTTCAAATTTAATGCCTACCTGTCCCGCGTCGCGGAGCTGAACGGTATTTCCACCGATGACGTGGCGAAGAAATTCACCGTCGAGCCGTCGGTCACGCAAACCCTGATGACCACCCTGCAGATGTCATCCGCGTTTCTGACCAAAATCAACATCGTGCCGGTTGATGAGCTGAAAGGCGAAAAAGTCGGCGTCGGCGTTAACGGTACGATTGCGAGTACCGCCGACACCGCCGGTGATGATGAGCGTAAGACCGCTGACTTTACCGCGCTGGAGTCGAATAAGTACGAGTGCGACCAGATTAACTTTGACTTCCATATCCGCTACAAACAGCTCGACCTGTGGGCGCGATTCCAGGACTTCCAGACCCGTATCCGTGACGCCATCATCAAACGTCAGTCCCTCGATTTCATCATGGCCGGTTTCAACGGCATCGAGCGCGCGGCGACGTCCGACCGCAAAAAGAATCCGATGCTGCAGGACGTGGCGATCGGCTGGCTGCAGAAGTACCGCAATGAAGCGCCAGCGCGCGTGATGTCAAAAATCACTGATGAAGAAGGTGCGGTGATTTCTGAAGTGATCCGAGTGGGTAAAAACGGCGACTATGCGAACCTCGATGCGCTGGTCATGGATGCCACCGGCAACCTGATTGACGAGATTTATCAGGATGACCCGGAGCTGGTTGTCATCACTGGCCGTAAGCTGATGGCGGATAAATATTTCCCGATCGTCAACAAAGAGCAGGCAAACACCGAGTCGCTGGCCGCTGACATCATCATCAGCCAGAAGCGAATCGGCAACCTGCCAGCCGTGCGCGTGCCTTACTTCCCGGCAGATGCGCTGATGGTGACGCGTCTCGACAACCTGTCTGTCTACTTCATGGATGACGCACACCGTCGCAGCATCATCGAAAACCCGAAGAAAGACCGCATCGAAAACTACGAGTCAATGAATGTTGACTATGTGGTCGAAGCTTACGCTGCCGGTTGCCTGATTGAAAACATCAAGCTCGGTGACTTCACTGCCCCTGCAGCACCGGAAAGCGGAGAGTAAGCCATGACGAGTCCCGCAGCGCGTCACATGATGCGGGTCTCGGCCTCTGAAACTGCGCAGCGGGCTGCTGTCCCGCTGCGCAACGCAACTGCCTATGAGCAGATGCTCGTTAAGCTGGCCGCAGACAACCGCACGCTAAAACAAATCAGCTCTAAAGAGCGTAAAGCCGCAAAAAAGCGCGAGCTGTTGCCGTTCTACCTGCCGTGGGTGGCTGGCATCCTCGAAAACGGAAAAGGCGCACAGGATGACATCGTCATGACGGTGATGCTCTGGCGTCTCGATGCTGATGATATCGCCGGGGCGCTGGAAATCGCCCGTTACGCCATGGCCTACGGCCTCACCATGCCGGTCGGTCGCCGTCCGACGCCGTGCCTGCTGGCCGAAGAGGTCGCGCTCGCAGCCCAGCGCCTGCTGACGGCAAAACAGCAGGTCAATCTGGCGAACCTGCTCGACACTATCGCGCTGACTGAACGCGCGGATATGCCCGATATCGTGCGCGCAAAACTGCACAAAATCACCGGCTACGTGCTGCGCGATGCGGAGCAACTGCCGGAGGCTCTGACGCACCTACAGCGTGCGATCCAGTTAGAAAGCACTATCGGTGTGAAAAAGGATATCGAGCAGTTAGAGCGTCAGCTCAGGCCAAAACCCGAACCGGCACCGAAAACCCAAAAGACTAAACCGCGCACGCGCAAAGTCGCCGAAAAACCGGCGGCACGGCGCGGGCGTCCACCCAAGGCGGCAAAAGCCGCAGGTTAACCGAGCGCTCCCCGAGCCGGGCGGCACGCCGGTCAATGCGGGTTTCTGTTGCCCTGACTGCGACCGGCGTCCACCGCCCACCCATTACCCGAGGTTGTCATGACTACGCTGATTATTGAGCCAAAAAAAGAGCTGCAGGATGTGCCGGGCGTGGTGATACCGCCACCGGGCGTGAGCGAGCCGGTAATCAAAAACACCCCGTTTTTTCCTGACGTGGATCCGAAGCGCGTGCGGGAAGAAATGCGACTGGAGCAGACCGTTTCCCCCGTGCGCCTGCGCCGGGCGATTAAGACCGCGATCGCGGAGACAAACGCGGAGCTGAGCGACTGGCGCGAAATTCAGCTCGATGCCGGTTACGCCACGCTGGCGGATGTCCCGACGGACGAGCTCGACGGCGAGAGCGTGCGCGTTTTCCACTACTTCAACGCCGTGTGCTCGATGACGACGGCAACGCTTTATGAGCGTTTTCGCGGCGTGGATGCGACCGCCAAAGGCGACAAAAAAGCCGACAGCATCGACAGCACTATCGATGAAATGTGGCGGGATATGCGCTGGTCTGTTGCGCGCATCCAGGACAAAGCGCGCTGCATTGTGGGGCAAATCTGATGAAAGCGTATGCGCTGCAGGGTGACACCCTCGACGCGATTTGCGCCCGGTACTACGGGCGCACTGAGGGCGTGGTCGAAACCGTCTTAGAGGCTAATCCCGGCCTGTCCGAGCTCGGTGTGATCCTGCCACACGGCACGGCAGTAGAGCTGCCCGAGACCGAGAGCGCGGCCAGAACCGAAACGGTGAATCTATGGGACTGAGTATGGAAAAAATCACCACGTTTATCGCCTACTGGCTGGCCGTGGGGCTGGCGTATGTCGGGGCAATGTCCCCCGAAAAGATGGCGCTTTACGTGGGCGGCGGATGCGCCATTTTTACCGCGCTGACTAACTACTGGTTTAAGCGCAAGACGTACCTCTATCTGACATCGCTCGGACTCGATAAAGGGGCTATTCGTGAAATCAATCGTTAAAAAATGCAGTGTGGCCGCCGTGCTGGCGCTGGCAGCGCTGATGCCTGACTTTCGTCTGCTTAACACCTCGCCCGGCGGGCTGGCGCTGATTGCCGACCTCGAAGGTTGTCGCCTGACGCCTTACCAGTGCAGCGCGGGAGTGTGGACGTCGGGCATCGGCCACACTGCAGGCGTCGTGCCGAAAGGGGAAATCACCGAGCGGCAGGCGGCGGCGAATCTCGTCGCGGATGTGCTGAACGTCGAGAAACGTCTGGCGGTCTGCGCGCCGGTGAAAATGCCGCAGCAGGTTTACGACGCGCTGGTCAGTTTCTCATTCAACGTGGGAACCGGAGCGGCCTGCCGGTCGACGCTGGTCTCGTTTATCAAACGCCAGCAGTGGCCGCAGGCGTGCGACCAGCTCACCCGCTGGGTTTACGTGAACGGCGAAATTAACAAGGGGCTGGAAAACCGCCGCGCGCGTGAGCGTGCCTACTGCCTCAGGGGGATTCAATGAAAGTGATGTTGTTTTTACTGGCCGCGCTGATGGCGGTTGTGCTCTGGCAGCGTCATGAAAACGGCAACCTGACGCGCTCGTTTGAACGGGCAAACAGGGTCGCCACCGAACAAAAAACCGCGATCGGAATGCTGAAAAATCAGCTTTCCGTTTCACAGGGAATTGCCAGGCGAAATGAAACCGCGCAGGTCAGTTTACGCGGCGAACTGCTGGCCGCCGGTACGATGTCCGTGCGGCGTGAACAAACCATTACGAGGCTGATAAATGAGAATGAAACCTTACGCCGCTGGTATAGCGCTGAGCTGCCTGATGTTGTGCGTCGGCTGCACACCCGCGCCGCCTGCGCCTCCGCCGGTCATTGTTTACAGCGCCTGCCCGAAGGTGAGCTATTGCCCGATGCCGGGAAGCGACCCGGCCACTAATGGCGACCTGAGCGCCGATATTCGCAGGCTTGAGCAGGCGCTCGCCGCCTGCGCGCTGCAGGTTGAAACCGTCAAAGACTGTCAGGATAAACTCGATGAAGAAAGCACGCAGCCTGCGCGAAGCGCTGATTAAAGCTGTTCCGCAGCTTGAAACAAACCCCGAAATGATGCGCATCTTTGCCGATGAGGGGAATATTGATGCGCGTCTCGCGGCCTCGCTGTCGCACGAGAAAATTTACACCCTGAATGTGATCGTGTGTGACTTTGTGGGCGACCCTGACCTGATTTTCGTGCCGGTGGCCGCATGGCTCAGGGAAAACCAGCCGGATATCTGCACGATCGATGACGGCCGCAAAAAGGGCTACCGTTTCCAGATGGATTTGAACGACGGGGACAGCGTCGATATCAGTATCAGCCTGCAGCTCACCGAGCGCACCATCATCAAGGAGGAAAACGGCGCGCTGCACGTGAGCTATGCCCCTGAGCCACCGCTGCCGGAGCCCGTCACCCGGCCAAAAGAGCTTTATATCAACGGCGAACTGGTGAGCAAATGGGATGAGTGAATTTAAGCCATTTGATGACCAGCTCAATGGTCTGATTGCTGCCCTGTCACCGGCTGCACGCCTGAAGCTGGCCGGAGAGATAGCAAACGAGCTGCGCAAGTCGCAACAGCAACGCATTAAACAACAAAAGGCCCCGGACGGCTCACCCTATCAGGCGCGAAAGCGTCAGCCTCTGAGGGCTAAGACCGGGCGGATTAAACGGGCAATGTTCCAGAAGCTCCGCACAAGCCGCTACATGAAAGCCACTGGCCGTGAAAACAGCGCGGTGGTCGAATTCACCGGCAAAGTGCAGCGTATTGCACTGGTTCATCAGTATGGATTGAAAGACAAACCAACCCCTCACGCTCAAGAGTTACAGTATCCGGCACGTATGCTATTAGGGATTGCTGAAGCTGATAAACTTCTTATAGAAGAACTGATCATTATGCATCTCGAAAGTTGCTTTGTTGGATGATATGATTTAACGAGGCATTTTATTGTGGCCCACTTCTGAAGGCGAAAAGTGGACATAGGCAGTCATTTATCATCTGCCTTACCTCCTGCGTTAAGCTCTATTCAGTTTAAACTGAAGCATGCAACACCTCACATAAATCCATGAGGATAAAGGTGCGGTTGAAATCTGGGATAGAGAATGAAGATTTTAAAAGTGAAGTACCTATGAATTTTTGGGGCGAGGGTACTTTATGCGTTGTCACCTGATATGCCATCAGTGGTAGCATGCAATAAAGTGAAAATGATTGGTTTTGGGTTTTTTTATTGAAAATCAATAAGTTGCTTGCCGTGGTGGTTTTGCATAGGCATTAACTTTTTCGTATGATAGAACAATCATGATAAACGTGAATTTTAAAGGATTTTTATGTTAAATGGTATTGGAGTTCAAAATCTACGTAGTTTCTCAGAGTATGCCCACAGTCCACTCAAGCCTTTAACAGTATATTTAGGCCGTAATAGTAGCGGGAAAAGCTCGTTAATAAGGTTGTTTCCTTTGTTGCGTCAGTCAGTTGAAGAAACAACTACGGGGCCAATTTTATGGTATGGTAGGTATGTTGATTATGGAAACTTTAATGAGGCAATATGCAAAGGAAATAAAACTGATGAAATTATTAAGTTACAATTTGATTTAACATTAGATACCACTCCTGTAAGCATTTGGCAGAGCCTTCATTCCCTAAATAGATTTCCTTCGCTAAATTTTAAACTTGAAATTCAATTGTCTGAGCAAAATCAAAAAACCTATGCGAAATCAATTCGATTTGAAATAGATGGTTCATTTATCGAGGTAACTCCAGATTTTGAAGATGAGTCAACTACAATCGTAGCTGGATATGGTGAATCAAGCTGGTTTTTGAAAACTGAGGCTACTGAGAAAAAAGATTACAAGTTTTTGCCTATATTGCCATGGATTACTGATGCAGGTAAGAAAAATAATTTAAAGGAAGCGTCGGATGACAATAAAAAGATGCGCGCAGAATATAATACTTTTTTATCCAGAAGTCAGTTCAGAGATAAAGAGAATGCTCATAATAAAATAATATGTCGCTTTGCTGCAAAGCAATTAAAAGGGTTTTTCCATCACAATACTAAAATTGAAAATATTGCAACTGAATTATTCGGTGTGCGAGCCTATTCAAAAGATAGGCTTGAACATGGGGTGTTGTCTCTTTTCAAAACACACAGCCACTTCAGTAAACAGATGCAAAATCCTGACTTGCGGAAACAATTCATCGATATTTTACATCCATTGGTATTATTAAAGCACTATAACTCAATCGCTGATCTAATAAATACTAATTTAACTAAATCTTTACTTTCAGTTAAATACCTCGCGCCAATACGTGCCAATACTGAACGCTTCTATCGATTTCAAGACTTACAAGTGGATGAAATGGATCATACAGGCTCAAATTTGGCAATGATTTTGAATTCTTTTACTGAAGTGGAAACTAAGAGGTTTCAGAACTGGACAACTGAAAACTTTGGTTTTATAGCATTCGTGACGACAGATGGCTCACACTATGCAATTAAAATTAAGACTGATAAAGATAATGAAGAACATAATATCAGTGATATGGGTTATGGGTATTCACAAGTATTGCCAATAATAATGTCAATTTGGTTGGAGATTTTAAGTGTTGATAATTCAACTGATGAGGTAATTTTTGTCATTGAGCAACCGGAATTACACCTACATCCTGCTTATCAAGCTAAAGTAGCTCATCTGTTTGCCAAAGTGATAAATTCCGCTAAAGAAGCAAGAAAGGACATTAAATTTATATTCGAGACGCATAGTCAATCGATGATTGATGCCATAGGCGATTGCATTCAAGATAAAATAATAGATAAAGATGATGTTAATATAATGATTTTTGAGAAAAGTAAAGAAAAAGGAAGTACGGCTTTTACAGCTAATTTTGATGAAAATGGTTATTTCACAAATTGGCCGGTGGGCTTTTTCTCAGGAGAGTAATATGTTAATTGAGTTGATTAACACGGAAGGCATAAATTTAGATGATCCGAGCTATCATCCTGCATTGATTAATGTTTTTTGTGCCTACAGAGAAGGGAAACATCTCCTTTTGTCAGATCCCTCATTTCTGCAAAAAGTCTCCGAGCACACTGCGTTGGGAAATTTAACGTGCAATACGGCCAAGAATCTAGTATCTAAAGTTATCGAATATAATCAGCTTAAAGATATACTGACTTACTTCTGCAAAGTGGATTTTTCCAATTCGTCACGAGTTGCTGTTCAGCACAGCCAAGAAAATAACTTTTTTGTTGTTGGTTATACTTACTTTAATGATACGGCTAATATTCAAATAACAAAACTACTTTGTGAGGATATTAATGATACAAGATTTTATGGTCTAATTTCCAAATACTATCGTCTTTCTCATGGTTTTCGTGGGATAGATGTGAAGTTCGAGTTTTCTAATGGCGGGGGGGCAAATACTAAAAGTAATTTCGAGTTAATTAAATCCTCTGAGCGATTTTGTCTATGCTTATTAGATAGTGATAAATCCCATCCAAAATCTGGCGTTGGCTCAACCGCTGCAAAATTCAACTCTAAAACTGACACCGCTACATGTAAACATTATATATTAGAGTCCCATGAAATAGAGTCTCTTATTCCTTTAGGTGTAATTGAAGTGGGGCTTTCTGAGAAGTTAATTCAAAATACCTACGCCTATGCATATGAGCAAACCATTGCTGCGACAAATTATAAGCCAATTGCTAAATTATACTTTGACCACAAAGAGGGGTTGACAGTTTCTGGTGCGATAGATATTGATGCAAAATATAATGACACTTTCTGGCAGGATATTTTTAGGAATGCCAAAAACTTAAAAAGGAAAGGGTGTCTTGAAAAAATGCATTGCGATTGTAATCCTCCCTGTATCGCTATCCCTGGTTTTGGAACGGGTCTTTTAGATGTCGGTACAAATATAATTGACAAAATGAGTCACATAAAATTATCGGAAATTATTCCGGCATTGTTAATGGATGAATGGAATAAAATTGGATTGAAGTTAACGAGTTGGGGTTGTGCATCTTCCAATCGCTCTCGTACTTCCTAAAAGTCGTGATTGATATGGGTGTTTGGTTTTACACAATGCACTGCTGTTTCCAGTAACAAGTGACATCATCAGAGCAAGCATGGGGTTAATACTGAATCTCGTGCTTCTCATTTTTATAAAGCTGAAGGCCAGCAATGTTATTAATTAACTCTTAAATGAGGAGCATCTCATCATGTTAAATGTTAAGTAGCATCATCAATAATTAGACTTGGTTTCTGCGTGTGGCGCATGACCTGGAATGCTATTAATAATAGATTATCATCAAAATAGTAGCGAATAAGGCACATCACTACCTGACTGTTGTAACATCTCTCATAAAACTCCCGTTATTTGTCACAGGCCTCCCCCGGCGGCATCCTTTCCCCATGAATAATCTAAATTCTCTGCAGGAAATCGCACGCGCGATCCGCAACCTTATCCGCACTGGCATCGTGACCGACGTCGACCACGACGAGGGGCTTTGTCGTGTCCAGACCGGCGGCATGGAAACCACCTGGCTGAACTGGCTGACCTGCCGCGCCGGTCGCTCGCGCGTATGGTGGGCTCCTTCTGTTGGTGAGCAGGTGCTTTTGCTTGCTGTCGGCGGCGAGCTAGATACGGCGTTTGTGCTGCCCGGCATTTTCTCTGATGACAATCCCGCGCCGTCTGCCTCCCCTGATGCGCTTCATGTTTCCTTTCCTGACGGGGCGGTTATTGAGTACGAGCCCGAAAACGGCGCGCTCACTGTGTCAGGCATCAAAACCGCAGACGTCACCGCGTCGGATTCCATTACGGCCACCGTGCCGCTGGTGCTGGTGAAAGCGTCGAGCCGCATCACGCTCGATACGCCGGAGGTGTTTTGCACCAACAAGCTGACGACCGGCACGCTCGAAGTGCAGAAAGGCAGCACCATGCGCGGGAACATCGAGCACACCGGCGGGACACTGAAATCAAACGGCGTACAGGTGGATAACCATGCGCACGGCAACGTACAGAGCGGCGGAAGCTGGACTAAGGGGACGCAATGACGGTGCGTTATCTGGGAATGAACAGCCAGACCGGCCTCAGCATCTCTGAGGTTGAGCATATCCGGCAAAGCGTGCGCGACATTCTGGTCACGCCGGTTGGCTCGCGCGTCATGCGCCGTGAATACGGCTCGCTCCTGTCGCAGATGATTGACCAGCCGCAGACCCCGGCGCTGCGCCTGCAGATTATGGCCGCGTGCTATTCCGCGATCCAGAAGTGGGAGCCCCGCGTAAATCTCTCGACCATCACCTTTGAACGGTCGGAGACCGACGGCGGGCTGTATGTCGACATCACCGGCACCCGCTCAACCGGCGGCCAGCCTTTTTCACTCACCATTCCACTGAGTTAAACGCTATGGCAATTGTTGACCTTAACCAGCTCGCCGCGCCTGACGTCGTGGAAGAACTGGACTATGAAACCATCCTGAGCGAGCGAAAGGCGACGCTCGTCTCGCTGTACCCGGAAGACCAGCAGGATGCGATCGCGCGCACGCTGTCGCTTGAGTCCGAGCCGCTGGTGAAGCTGCTGCAGGAAAACGCCTACCGGGAAGTTATCTGGCGACAGCGCGTCAACGAGGCCACGCGTGCGGTCATGCTGGCCTACGCCACCGGCGCAGACCTAGACCAGATAGGCGGAAATTACAACGTCCAGCGCCTTGTCATCACCCCTGCAGACGACACGACGTTACCGCCGACGCCTGCCGTGATGGAGTCGGACACCGACTACCGTCTGCGCATTCAGCAGGCATTTGAGGGGCTGAGTACCGCAGGCTCTACCGGCTCCTATCAGTTTCACGGTCGCAGCGCTGACGGGCGGGTCGCCGATATTTCGGTCATCAGTCCCGAGCCTGCGTGTGTCACGGTCACGGTGCTGTCACGCGAAAATAACGGCGTGGCGTCTGACGAGCTGCTCGCCATCGTGCGCACCGCGCTGAACGATGAGGACGTCAGGCCGGTCGCAGACCGTGTGACCGTGCAGTCGGCAAACATTGTCGACTATAAAATCACCGCGTCGCTTTACCTTTACCCCGGTCCCGAAAGCGAGCCGGTGCTGAGTGCGGCGAAAGCAAAGCTGCAGGCGTACATCACCGCGCAGCACCGGCTCGGGCGAGACATCCGCAAATCAGCGATTTATGCCGCGCTCCACGTCGAAGGCGTGCAGCGCGTCGAGCTGGCCGAACCGGTGGCCGACATCGTGCTCGATGACACGCAGGCGTCATGGTGCAGCGAGTACAGCGTGACGATCGGGGGCAACGATGAATGATACCCGCCTGCTGCCGGTGGGCTCGTCACCGCTTGAGGTGGCGGCGGCGCGCGCCTGCGCTGAGATTGAAAATACCCCCGTTCCGCTGCGTCGCCTCTGGAGTCCTGACGACTGCCCGGCAAATCTGCTGCCGTGGCTGGCGTGGGCGTTTTCCGTTGACCGCTGGGATGAGAGCTGGCCGGAGGCCACAAAGCGGGATGTGATCCGCGCGGCGTGGTTTATCCATGCGCACAAGGGAACGATTGGGGCGGTGCGCCGCGTGGTCGAGCCGCTCGGCTACCTGATTAACGTGTCCGAGTGGTGGGAAACGAACGACCCGCCCGGCACGTTTCGCCTCGATATCGGTGTGCTGGAGACCGGCATCACCGAGGAAATGTATTACGAGATGGAGCGGCTCATTGCGGATGCAAAGCCAGCCAGCCGCCATCTTATCGGCCTCAACATTATTCAGGATGTGCCGGGCTATCTCTACACCGGCGCGCTGACGTATGACGGCGACATCATCACGGTTTACCCGGATAAGTGAGAACACCATGACAGTAAAATATAAAACGGTCATCACCAAAGCCGGTGCGATTAAGCTTGCTGCAGCGACCGTCCCGAACGGGAAAAAAGTGAATTTTACGGCGATGGCCATCGGTGACGGTGGCGGCACTTTGCCGGTGCCAGATGCGAGCCAGACAAAGCTCATCAATGAAGTCTGGCGCCATACGCTGAACAAAATCAGCCAGGACAACAAGAATCAAAATTATGTGATCGCCGAGCTGCTCATCCCGCCAGAAACCGGCGGTTTCTGGATGCGCGAAATGGGGCTCTATGACGACACCGGCACGCTGATTGCCGTTGGCAACATGGCGGAAAGCTACAAGCCGGAGTTGGCGGAGGGGTCAGGCCGCGCGCAGACCGTGCGTATGGTCATCATGGTAAGTGACATCGAGTCAGTCGAGCTGACGATTGACACCTCAACGGTGATGGCAACGCAGGACTATGTCGACGATAAGCTCGCAGAGCATGAGAAATCCCGCCGTCATCCTGACGCCACGCTCACCGAAAAGGGTTTCACGCAGCTAAGCAGTGCGACCGACAGCACGTCTGAGACGCTCGCCGCGACGCCGAAAGCGGTTAAGACGGCGTATGACCTTGCTAACGGGAAATATACGGCTCAGGACGCGACCACGGCGCAAAAGGGTATCGTCCAGCTCAGTAGCGCCACCGACAGCGCGTCTGAGACGCTCGCCGCGACGGCGAAAGCGGTTAAGATGGCGTATGACCTTGCTAACGGGAAATATACGGCTCAGGACGCGACCACGGCGCAAAAGGGTATCGTCCAGCTCAGTAGCGCAACCGACAGCACGTCTGAGACGCTCGCCGCGACGCCGAAAGCGGTTAAGACGGCGTATGACCTTGCTAACGGTAAATATACGGCTCAGGACGCGACCACGGGGCAAAAGGGTATCGTCCAGCTCAGTAGCGCCACCGACAGTACGTCTGAGACGCTCTCCGCGACGCCGAAAGCGGTTAAGACGGCGTATGACCTTGCCAATGGCAAATACACGGCTCAGGACGCGACCACGGGGCAAAAGGGTATCGTCCAGCTCAGTAGCGCCACCGACAGCGCGTCTGAGACGCTAGCCGCGACGCCGAAAGCAGTTAAAGCTGCGAATGACAATGCCAATGGCCGCGTACCGGCAAGTGGTGGCCGTGTGGCATATCTGGAAAATGCAACGTATTACAAGACTAACCCGGCCGGATGGTACGGCGGTGGGGCTTTTGCTGACCAGTACCGGAATAATGCAGCACCGTTTCTTGTCCCCTATGGCTTTGTATCGACAAAAGATGTTTCTGTGTACCTGCCGATTGTTAAGGGAATATCTCATACAGAGGTACATGGATATGCTGCATCGGTAAGCTTTGGCATCCTGCGTTCAGGAAAAGCCGATTTTGGTTCTGCTGTTATTAATATTGTCGGAGATAACGGCAATGCAGCCGTATATAGCTATGATGTCAACGGCACATTTAATGCACCCGGTCAGGTCTATAGCGGTGGAACGATTGTTGCCGCAGGACAAATTAGCAGCGGAACTCATATCATTGCGACTCAGGGGGTTTTTGAGTCTGGCGGTGCGGTAAGGGTTTATTCTTCAAACAACCCTCCGACACAATATGCAGTTAGAGACTGGATTACTTCCGTAGGGCTTGTAAGTAACAATCCCTCAGACCCTTATTTGCGACAGGAATCATCCGGAGCGATTATCTATCTGGCGACGAGAGACTGGGTTAACTCTTATTTTGGGATGGTTAACGGATTCAGGCGCGGCGGGCAGCAGCTTCAGAACCCTACAGACGCATTTTTCGGCAACTGGGAATCACCAGCCGGGTGCGTTGTTACAGGTATTACGATGGAAGGCCGAAGCGACGGGCGAAAGCTGGGCGTTTATTACCGCCAGATGCAATATTTCAATAAACAAACTAATAGCTGGATTAACGTCGGGGATTAATCATGGATACTTTCATCAATCCTGTAATTTATAAATATGAACATGTCGAAATTAACGGCGTCATGCGCACGGGGCTTTATTTTCAGGATATCCACGGGCGCGACTGGTACGAAACCCTGCGCGACTGGAAAGGCGCAATTGCCACCGATGCCGCAGGGATTGTGATTGCCTGCGAGACCGATGTCACCCTTATGGGAATGATGGAAGGGCGAAGCGTTTATGAGGTTGACCCCGACAGCATCCCCGAAAATGTCATTGGAAACTACACGTTTCAGAATGGGGTATTTACCGATATTCGTCCTGATGCGGCCGAGCTTGCCGAGCAAAAAAGGAAGGAGCTCCTCGAGGAGGCCAAAATCGCGATGGCACCCCTGCAGGATGCGTCAGATTTAGGGATTGAAACTGACGAAGAGAGGGCGCTGTTAAATGAGTGGAAAAAATACAGGGTCAGCCTGAACCGGATTACTGTCAGTGATGCCGCTAAAATTGTCTGGCCTGAGCCACCGGCAACCCGATAATAAAAAACCCGCGTTAAGCGGGTTTAATCGTAGGGGCATTCTTCATAGTCTTTTTCGGTTTCATCACCGGCAAAGAATTTGAGCCAGCAAAAACCGAAAATCCCCCATGCTGTCAGACCGCCTGTTATCCAGAGTAAAATCGTCATCGTTGTCACCTCGCTAATGGCGCAACGATAGCGATAATAGCCCTTCATTGATAATGGTTATCAGCGATCAATTACTCACGATTGATCGCTCAAAACGATCAATCACCTTTCCCGTTCACCTCAACCACTCACTGCCCGTTGTGCAGTCCCCATTCCAACGGCGTTACGTTTCTCACTTCTCACACACAACAGAAAATAGTCGCACCCCCTAACCACGGAGTTAAACAGATGGGCGACTATCATCACGGCGTCGAGGTCATCGAGATTAACGATGGCACGCGTACCATTTCCACCGTCTCGACGGCCATCATCGGCATGGTCTGCACGGCCAGCGATGCTGACGCAAAGACATTCCCCTTAAACGAGCCGGTACTGATTACCAGCGTGCAAACGGCGATCGGGAAAGCCGGTAAAAAAGGCACGCTGGCAAAATCCCTGCAGGCCATCGCCGACCAGTGCAAGCCGGTCATTGTAGTGGTGCGCGTTCCCGAAGGTATCGACGACCCGGAAGACCCGGAAGCGGCGCAGAAAGAAACCATTTCGAACATCATCGGCACGACGGACGAAAACGGCAAATACACCGGGCTGAAAGCGCTGTTAACGGCGAAAACCGTCACCGGCGTTAAGCCGCGCATTCTCGGCGTGCCGGGGCTGGACACGCAGGAAGTGGCGACCGCGCTTGCGTCGACCTGCCAGAGCCTGCGCGCGTTCGGCTACGTGAGCGCGTGGGGCTGCAAGACCATTTCCGACGCCATCAAATACCGTGAGAACTTCAGCCAGCGCGAGCTGATGGTCATTCACCCTGATTTTCTGGCATGGGACACCACGGCGAACGAAACCGATATTGCATGGGCGACCGCCCGCGCGCTCGGCCTGCGAGCCAAAATTGACCAGGAGACCGGCTGGCACAAAACGCTGTCCAACGTCGGCGTGAATGGCGTCACCGGCGTAAGCGCCTCGGTCTCATGGGATTTGCAGGAGCAGGCCACCGACGCCAACCTGCTTAATCAGGCCGGAGTGACAACGCTCATCCGCAACGACGGCTTTAAATTCTGGGGCAACCGCACCTGCTCGGACGATCCGTTATTCGTGTTTGAAAACTACACCCGCACGGCGCAGGTGCTGGCCGACACGATGGCGGAGGCGCACGCGTGGGCGATGGATAAGCCCGTTTCCGCAACGCTCATCCGCGACATCGTCGCCGGTATCAATGCCAAATTCCGCGAGCTGAAAAACAACGGCTATATCGTTGACGGCTCCTGCTGGTACGACCCGGAGTCAAACACCGTGGAAACCCTCAAAGCCGGAAAGCTGTATATCGATTATGACTACACCCCCGTCCCGCCGCTGGAAAACCTGACCCTGCGCCAGCGCATCACCGATACCTATCTGGCAGACCTGTCAGACTCGGTCAACAGCTAAGGAGCTCAGAGCATGGCGTTACCACGCAAACTGAAATACCTGAACATGTTTAACGACGGTCTCAGCTACATGGGCGTCGTTGAATCCGTCACCCTGCCAAAGCTGACCCGCAAGCTTGAGAAGTATCGCGGCGGCGGGATGCCGGGCTCGGTGTCGATTGACCTCGGCCTCGACGACGACGCGCTGTCGCTTGAGTGGACGCTCGGCGGTCTGCCTGACGTCGCTCTGTGGGCGCAGTACGCGTCACCGGGTGCCGACAGCGTGCCGCTGCGCTTCACCGGCTCATTCCAGCGCGATGACACCGGCGATATTTCTGCCGTTGAGGTGGTCATGCGTGGCCGTCACAAGGAGTACGACGGCGGCGAGAACAAACAGGGCGAAAGCGGCACGACCAAAATCGCGACCGAGTGCTCGTACTACCAGCTCACGATCGACGGCAAAGAGGTCATTGAGATTGACGTCGTCAACATGGTGATGAAAGTCGACGGCGTCGACCGTCTCGCTGAGCACCGCCGGGCGATTGGCCTGTAACCCGTTTACCGGTCAGCCAGGCTGGCCGGTCACTTACTCACATTCAAAGAGAGCAACATCATGGAAAACATCAACGAAACCGCCACCACCGAAACCGAAAACCCGAACATTGTGATCCTCGATAATCCAATCATGCGCGGTGAGCAAAAAATCGAACAGGTTACCGTGACCAAACCCAACGCCGGAACCCTGCGCGGCGTGAGTCTGGCGTCGCTGGCAAACTCAGACGTCGACGCGCTGATTAAGGTGCTGCCGCGCATGACATACCCGGCGCTGACCGAGCCCGAGGTTATGCGTCTGGAAGCGTCAGACCTGATTTTGTTCGCCGGTAAGGTGGTCGGTTTTTTGTCGCCATCTTCGGCTCGCTGACCTTCCCGGATAACCTTTCGGTCGATGACCTGATGGCGGATATCGCGGTGATATTTCACTGGCCGCCATCAGAACTAAATTCCCTGAGCGTGACCGAGCTCATCACATGGCGCGAAAAGGCGCTGCAGCGAAGCGGACACCACCATGAGCAATAACGTCAGGATTGAGGTACTGCTGAACGCAGTAGACCGGGCAAGCCGACCGCTTAAAGCTATCCAGAATGCCAGCAAGACCCTTGCTGGCGATATCCGCACTTCTCAAAACAGCCTGCGCGATCTGAATGCGCAGGCGTCCCGAATTGACGGATTCAGGAAAGCAAGTGCACAGCTTGCCGTGACAGGTCAGTCGCTTAACAAGGCGAAACAGGAAGCCGCCGCGCTGGCCGTGCAGTTTAAAAACACGCAGAACCCCACAACCGCGCAGGCGCGGGCGATGGAAGCGGCCAGGAAATCCGCCGCTGACCTGCAGCTCAAATACAACAGCCTCAGGCAGTCGGTGCAGCGCCAGCGCACCGAGCTCGCGCAGGCCGGTATTAATACCCGTACCCTGTCAGCGGATGAGCGCCGCCTGAAAACCAGCATCAGTGAGACGAACGCGCAACTTAACCGGCAGCGCGAGGCGCTGGCGCGGGTCAGCCAGCAGCAGGCGCGACTGAGTCGTGTTAAAGAGCGTTATCAGGCCGGTAAATCCCTTGCCGGAGGCGCTGCAGCGGCAGGCGCGGCGGGCGTCGGTATTGCCACGGCGGGAACGATGGCCGGAGTGAAATTACTCACGCCCGGTTATGACTTTGCACAGAAAAACTCTGAGCTGCAGGCCGTGCTCGGGGTCGATAAACAGTCACCCGAAATGGAGGCGCTGCGCAAACAGGCGCGCCAGCTCGGGGACAATACCGCAGCGTCTGCAGATGATGCGGCAAGCGCGCAGATTATCATTGCGAAAAGCGGCGGGGATGCCGCAGCGATTCAGGCGGCGACGCCGGTCACGCTGAATATGGCGCTTTCTAACCGTCGCTCGATGGAAGAAAACGCCGCGCTGCTGACGGGTATGAAATCCGCGTTTCAGATGTCAAACGACCAGATCGCACACATCGGCGACGTGCTGTCGATGACGATGAACAAAACGGCCGCTGACTTTGACGGGCTGAGCGACGCGCTGACGTATGCTGCGCCGGTGGCAAAAAATGCCGGGGTCAGTATCGAGCAGACCGCCGCAATGGTCGGCGCGCTACATGACGCCAAAATCACCGGCTCGATGGCGGGAACGGGCAGCCGTGCCGTCCTGAGTCGCCTGCAGGCTCCGACCGGTAAGGCATACGAGGCTATCAAAGAGCTCGGCGTTAAAACGTCTGACAGCAAGGGCAACACGCGCCCGATATTCGCCATTCTGAAAGAAATGCAGCGCAGTTTTGAGAAAAACAATCTCGGAACAAGCCAGAAAGGCGAGTACATGAAAACCATCTTTGGTGAGGAAGCCAGTTCGGCGGCGGCGGTGCTGATGACCGCGGCCTCAAGCGGCAAACTCGACCAGCTCACGGCGGCGTTTAAAGCCTCGGACGGGAAAACCGCTGAGCTCGTTAAAATCATGCAGGACAACCTCGGCGGTGACTTCAAAGAATTTCAGTCAGCCTATGAGGCCGTCGGTACTGACCTGTTTGACCAGCAGGAGGGCTCACTGCGCAAACTGACGCAGACCGCCACGAAATATGTGTTAAAGCTCGACGGATGGATCACCCAAAACAAAACACTTGCGACAACCATCGGGGTGATTGCAGGTGGAGGGCTGGCGCTGATTGGCGTGCTGGGAGGGATTGGCCTGATAACTTGGCCTGTGGTAATGGGCATCAACGCGATTATCGCCGCTGCAGGTTTTCTCGGTACCACACTGGCCGCAATGGGGGCGGCCATTGTTTCTGTGCTCGGGGCGATTACCTGGCCGATTGTAGCTGTTGGCGTTGCCATCGTCGCCGGTGCGCTCCTGATTCGTAAATACTGGGAACCAATAAGCGCATTCTTTTCCGGCGTGGTGGAGGGACTTAAAGCGGCCTTTGCGCCGGTGGCGGAAATTTTCGCACCGCTTGCGCCGGTGTTTGATTCTTTCATGGAGAAGTTACGCGGGGTCTGGCAGTGGTTCAAAGACCTGATCGCACCGGTTAAGGCGACGCAGGATACGCTCGACAGCTGCAAAAATGCGGGTGTGATGTTCGGTAAGTTGCTGGCCGAAGCGCTGATGTTGCCGCTCAAAAGCTTTAACACATTACGTACCGGCGTTAACTGGCTGCTGGAAAAGCTCGGGGTTATCAATAAAGAATCGACCGACCTCGACCAGAAGGCCGCAAAAGCCAATGCCGCCACCGGCTCACAAAAGGGGTCTTATATTCCGACAACCTCAGCATATGGCGGTTATCAGGCATATCAGCCAGTTACCGCGCCCACTGGTAAGACTTACGTCGACCAGAGCAAGCCAGAATATAACATCAACCTGAATGGTGGCCTCGCACCGGGCAGCGACCTCGACCGTCAGCTGCGTGAGGCTGTCGATAAACTCGACCGTGAAAACCGTGCGCGTCAGCGCTCAAGTATGCGTCATGACTGAGGGGGATAAAGCATGTTAATGGTTTTGGGTTTGTTTGTGTTTGAGCGCCGCACGCTGCCCTATCAGTCCATGCAGTATTCGAAGGATTACCGCTGGGCGTCAAACGACCGTATCGGCAAGCCACCGGCTTACCAGTATCTCGGGGAAGGGGAAACCACGCGCACGCTGTCGGGCGTGCTCTATCCCGAAATTACCGGCGGACGTCTGTCACTGACCGCCATCGAGCTGATGGCGGACGAGGGGCGCGCGTGGCCGCTGATTGACGGAACGGGCATGATCCACGGCATGTATGTCATCGACAAAGTGACGCACACGCACACCGAGCTATTCAGCGACGGAGCGGCGAGAAAAATCGAGTTTAGCCTTTCTCTTAAGCGGGTCGATAAATCGCTGGCGGCCATTTATGGCGACCTGAAAACGCAGGCCGACAATCTGGTCACGTCTGCCGGTGACTGGCTGGGAGGGCTGGCAGGATGATTACAGGAATGGATATTCAGGCCGGGGCTAAGATTGCCCCGGCGTTTATGCTCAAGCTGGATAACGAGGATATCACGCAGGATTTTAGTGACCGCCTTATCAGTCTGACCATGACCGACAATCGTGGATTCGAGGCCGACCAGCTCGATATCGAACTCGATGACACTGACGGCCAGATAGCAATGCCACCGCGCGGCGCAACGTTGACGCTGTGGTTAGGATGGCAGGGATCCGCGCTGATAAAAAAAGGGACGTTCACGGTCGACGAAATCGAGCACAGGGGCGCGCCTGATACGCTGACCATCCGGGGGCGAAGCGCCGATTTTCGCGGTACGCTGAACTCGCGCCGGGAGCAGTCATGGCATGACACCACGCTCGGGCAAATTGTCGAGACGATTGCGGCACGCAATAAACTAACGGCCAGCGTGGCCGACACGCTGAAAGCCGTAGCCGTGCCTCACATTGACCAGTCGCAGGAATCCGACGCGGTGTTTCTGTCCCGCTTGGCTGAACGGAACGGGGCGTCAGTTTCGGTAAAAGCGGGGAAACTGTTATTCCTTAAAGCGGGGAGCGGTAAGACTGCCAGCGGGAAGCCCATTCCGCAAATGACGCTTGAGCGAGGCGACGGCGATCGTCATCAGTTTGCCATTGCTGACCGGGAAGCCTATACCGGCGTGACGGCGAAATGGCTGCACACCAAAGACCCGAAGCCGCAAAAGCAAAAGGTGAAGCTCAGGCGTAAGCCAAAAGAGCAACACCTCCGCGCATTACAGCATCCGAAAGCGACCAAAGCCCCGGCAAAGGCCAAAGCCAAAAAAGAGCAGGAAGCGCGCGAGGGTGAATATATGGCCGGTGAGGCTGATAACGTGCTGGAGCTGACGACCATTTACGCGACAAAGGCGCAGGCCTTGCGCGCCGCGCAGGCGAAGTGGGACAGACTGCAGCGGGGAGTCGCGGAGTTTTCAATCTCGCTGGCGATTGGCCGGGCAGATTTATTTCCTGAAACGCCCATCGCGGTGAAAGGGTTTAAGCGCGTCATAGACGATCAGGCGTGGATAATCAGCCGGGTGGTGCATAACCTCAACAGCAACGGCTACACGACGGGCTTAGAGCTTGAGGTTAAGGTTTCGGATGTGGAGTACGAAAGCGAAGAATTAATGCAGTGATTTGATCTTAAGTGTTTGTTATATAAGGATAAATTTAGTAAAATTAGCGCATCGGAAAATAAATGAGGTGCTCGCCATGTTTCACTGTCCAAAATGCCATTTCGCCGCTCACGCCCGCACAAGTCGCTATTTTACCGACACGACCAAAGAGCGGTATCACCAGTGCACAAACATCAACTGCAGCGCGACGTTTGTGACCACTGAGACGGTCGAGCGTTTCATTGTATCGCCGGGCGTTGTAGTACCAGCGGCGCCGCACCCGACATCATCAGGCCAGCAACAAATGCACTGGCAGTGACCAAAAGATAGCCCCGCAACTGCGGGGCTTTTTCATAATCTAATTGAGGCGCTGAACTTAACTCTATGACTTTACAAAGTATGCCAAAGAGGCATTGCAATCATACACCAAGTGAAATTTGCGGCAATTTGATTGAAAGAAAATTGTTTTTATAATCATATAGTTAAAAAGAAACTATTCATTTCAAGTCAGTTCGGGTCAACTATTAATTGATTAATCCTCTACTCTTAAAAAAGGATTCAATTTCATCAAATTTCTCTTGGGGCATATCTGCAATCTTTTCAGAACATGCGTCTGCAAAAGTAGCCTTTTTGGATTTCTGCATTTGATCAAATGGATTCTGAACGTTTCCTCCTCGAGGAGAGTATTTAACTATATCGTCCTCGATTGCTACGACCACGCGCTCTTGATTGTTAGGGGTTTTGTAAACTCCACCAACAGTAATTTCGCTTTCATTGATAGACAT